GGGCTAAGGCTCTGCGCGAGTTGGTCGCTATGTTGTATAGTGGGCAGATCCCACAATGGGATATGAGTCAGGTCCGTCCCGCTGGCTCTCGCCTTAAGACATTCGGTGGTCGCGCTAGTGGCCCAGAGCCGCTGGAGGACTTGTTTAAGTTTACTATTAGTATCTTTAAGAATGCGGCTGGTCGTCGCTTGTATGCGGTGGAGTGCCATGATCTTGTCTGTAAAATTGCTGAAGTGGTCGTTGTTGGTGGCGTACGCCGCTCAGCCCTCATCTCGCTATCAAACTTGTCTGATGGACGGATGCGTAATGCTAAGTCGGGAGAGTGGTGGAACGACAATCCTCAGCGTGCGCTTGCAAACAATTCCGTCGCTTACTCGGAAACGCCGGGTATGGATGCGTTTATGGAAGAGTGGGTGAGTCTCTACCAGTCTAAGTCTGGTGAGCGTGGTATCTTTAATCGTGAGGCTGCCAAGCGGCAGGCCGCTAAGAATGGTCGGAGGGACTATAGTTTTGCGTTTGGCACTAATCCATGCAGTGAGATTATTCTACGTCCGCACCAGTTTTGTAATCTTACTGAGGTTGTGGTTCGCGCTGAAGATGATCCAGATTCACTTAAGCGTAAGATTCGGCTCGCTACGATTCTTGGCACGTTCCAGTCTACTCTTACGGATTTCAAGTATTTGCGTAAGGTGTGGAAGCAGAACACGGAGGAGGAGCGTCTGCTCGGTGTGTCGCTCACCGGTATCTTTGATAACAAGAGTATGGTAGGTAAGGGCGTATACCAGTTGGCATCTAACCTTAGGGAGATGCGTCAGGAGGCGACAATTACTAATGCGAAGTATGCTAAAGCGATTGGTATTCCTGTGTCTGCTGCCATTACTTGTGTCAAGCCTAGTGGTACAGTCTCTCAGTTGGTGGACTCCGCTTCCGGCATTCATCCTCGGTATAGTGAGTATTATATTCGCCGTGTGCGTGGTGATGTTAAGGACCCCTTGACGCAATTCCTCATGGATGCGGGTGTTCCCGCTGAGCCTGACGTTATGAATCCTGATAATATGATGGTGTTCTCGTTCCCTCAAAAGTCTCCTACGACGTATAAGGGCGAGTTGACAGCCATTGAGCATCTAGAGTTGTGGTTGTGTTATCAGGAGAATTGGTGCGAGCACAAGCCTAGTATTACTGTGAGTGTCGCTGAGGACGAGTGGATGCGTGTAGGCTCGTGGGTGTGGGATCACTTTGAGGATGTGAGTGGTATTTCCTTCTTGCCTAAGAGCGATCATACGTATCGTCAGGCTCCTTATGAGGCTATTACAAAGGAGGAGTATGATGAGTTGGTTAAGCAGAGTCCGAAGAGTATTGACTGGGTTGCTCTGGCAGAGTATGAATTAGAAGATACTACTGAGTCTAGTCAGACGTTTGCTTGCACGAGTGATGCGTGTGAGGTTGTGGATATTAAGGGATAAAAAAAAGAGGACCGGGCGAATGCCCGGTCCTCTCTAAATAATAAACAAACTCCTAGGATCCAACCTACGTCTAGACGCTAGTATTTGAGGAATACCTTCAATTTCTCTAAGAACAAGAGGAGCCAAATCAGGCGCATTAATAAGCGCCCTAGCAAGATCCTCATCATAAAACCTAAGTAAACCAGCCTCAATATTCCTACTAACCGCCTCGGGATACGCGCTTGCGGCCTCTCTAAAGGCAGGAGCATTAGGAGATATAGCCTCATCAACAGTACGAGGACCAGACGCCAGAATCATATTAATTAATTTAGAAGTTTCTAACCCAATATCTCCCTGAACTGTTTCAGTAAGAGGAGGCACCTGCTCAAATAATTCTTCTCTTTGATTCTCTATCCTATCAAAAAGGTTTTTCAAACCAATATTATATCCACCAGCGGGAAACACATTATGCTCTCCTTGCCCACCACCGGGAATATTATACGTACCAGAACCAATACGAGAAGTAATTCCCTTAGGAAGAATTAATCCCGGATTTAATGCCTCAACAAGCCTACCATAACGTTCCGATAAGATATCTGCTTGAGAAGGATCCACCAGCGTTCTAGGACGACTACGCGCAAATTCGCTAGGAGGAAGAACACCCCTAATACTAGGAATCGCCTCTTCATTTACAACACTAGTAATTCTCCTACGAATATCTCGTTCGCTTTCTTTAGGGCGTTCGCCTCTTTTAATTTCTCTTTGAACCTGTTTTACACGACTATTAATTAGTCTTTGCTTGCCTTTTTGAGACAAAGTAAAACCAAAGCGAAGAGGATCACGCAAAGTTTGGAAAATACTTCGTGTTCTGGCCTCTGGAGTGTCCCAACGTAACATAACGCTCTCAGGGTCGCGCGCACTTAATGCCCTAACAAAAGCAGGATCTAAAGATTCAATATCAGTAAAAGTACCATACGAAGAGATAGGATAAATGTCTCGTGGATCACCAGTAAAGCCTTCTTGTCTAAGTGTAGGCACATCTACTGGGCGTCCCGCTCTGCCAGTTTGTAAAATACGCTCACCAATACCGCTTAATTCTCGTGCGCTTTGTGCAATTCTTTTAGAATCAAGCCTATAACCACCGCCCATTCTTGCTCCAAGCCTAAGCGCCCTAGCGCCGCGTCCCTGTGGAGCAAACTCTCCTAACGTTAAACCCGCCATAGCAATAGTCCCAGCACTAGGATTAGTAAACGCACGAGAAACCGTAGTTGCAGGGCCCTCGTATCCCCCAGTAATATCGCCTATTGCTCTTTGATTTTTCATTAAACGAGAGCCAAGAGTTGTTTCCGCTAAACTTCTACCAATGCTTGTTTTAGCGAAGGTCGGTGAACCTAAAAACGCAAGAGGATTAGGCGCGGCAGAACTAGAATATGTAGGATAAAAAGACTCTTCCTGAATCTTAGCAACAGTCTTAGCCGTATCTACAATACGGTTAAAAACACTAGGCTGCTCCTGTTGCGGAGGAGCACTAGAAAACTCTTGTTGCCGCTTCTTACTAGCCCTAGCAACGGCAAGGCGTTGCTTATAGTCAGACCCGAAACGCCCTCCGCCACGCATAATTACTCAGACCAACCCTTCTGAGCCTGATACTGCCGAACAATATTATAAACCAGCGACAACACAGCAGCGATACCAGCCACAACCGGAGCCATAAGATCCTCAGCCTGATCCACACCAGCCACACCATCAACAAGCAGCACAGCAAGAAACGACTGCACAAACGTTAAGACCGCACGGGTCACTACTTCGCGCCAGTTCATCGCATATTGCCCTTCTTCTTCTTAGCCTTCATATTAGCCAACTTAGTCTTATAAGACTCCTTCATAACCGGCTTCATCGTCTTAGTAGACGCACCATAACCAGCCATATTAACCTTACCATCCTTATACGGCATAACACTCCTCCTTAAATAGCCTGAGTAACAAACCAAATAACACCAGCAAGAATACTACCACTCAGCACACTAGTCACAATCATAGTCTGCATACGCTTAGCCTCATCCTTACCTTCCCACTTAGCCTCGCTCATCTCCAAATGAGTCACGCGCCCATTAGTACGCTTAACCTCATCATGGATCTGACACAACCTAGCATCCAACTCATCAAGCCGATGAAGGATGACTTGAATATCACCCTCACTCATCACATATCATCCTCCCATCATCTCAAGAAGTTTCTGCGACTTCGCATTACTAGGCTTCTCATCCTCAATTTTCATAAGGACAAGAGCAATTTGCTCCTCAGGAAGCCCCTGAGCCTGAGCAGCAGGCAACCAAACCTGCATAACATAATCACGCCTACGCTGCCACTCCAACACGCCATTAAGCCGCGACTGTGATTGTTCAGCCAACTTAGACTCGTTAGCCTTATTAAGCACATACGCGCCAACAACCTCAGCGCGCTGCTTCTCATCCAGCGCATCCAAATTAACCTTATACGTACTAATACCAAGAGCCGCAAGAAGCGCAGCATCACGATTACCACGAAGATCCTCCGTAGCACGCATCTCAGGCACACTCAAACGCCAATCGCTAAACGATTCTCCGGCCTCAAAGTTCTTAAGAATATCAGCCGCATTATCAATCGCATAGTAACGATTACTAAGCGCATCATTCTCATACGTATCATCAACAGCATCATACAAGCCCTTAGCGCGACCAAGATACGAACCCTTACCAATACCAGTAGCCGTATCATACAAAGCGTTAAAGAAGCCCTTACCGCTCTGCTCACCAGTAAAATCAAACTTACCAGTACGAGGATCCACACCAAGAGTATCCTTAATAATCTGATTCACATACGGGTTAGTAAACTCAAACACACTGGCCCCAAGATCAGTACCAGTAAGAAGCCTAGTAGCAGCCGCCGCCATATCACCAGTCGTAGCAAACGGCGACAACGCATTCATATCAACCCTAAAATCCTCCTCCTCAATACCAAACATATCCTTAATAGTATCAGGAAGCGGAACCGTCATCATAAGATACTCAGGTACACCAGACTGACTAGCCTGCACATAACCATACTGACCAACATTATACAACACATTCGTCGTAATAGGCTTATCAACCGCGAGCCGATACGTATACGTCAACGAGTGACGCTGCCACGCATAAAACGGCATCAAGAAATTACGCATCAACTGCTCAGTAGCACTAAACCTATGATAATTACCCGACACAGTATTCGTCGTATAACGCAAACGATGCTTCAACTCAGCATTAAAGAACGGTGAATTACGATCAAGCAACAAGTCAGTCGCCGCCTCAAAGGGCGTAATCTCATCATCACCACGCCGAACATTACCATCCCAATCCACACCACGACGAATATAATCCTTAACCTCATCACCAAGCATAAACGCATTAAACGTAGGATCCTGCCGCAAATAATCCACAGCCACATTCCTACGAATAAACTCCTCAAACGCGCTAATCGTCGTATAACCAAAATTCTGAATATACTTCCTAAACCACTCATGCTTATTCGACAAGTCACGAATAGAATCAGGCATCGTATTCCTAAAATTAGCATCCTTACGATACACATTCTGATTAAACTCGTACTGCAACTGACGATTAACAGCATCAGACTCGCGCACAATATTACTCATACGAGTATCCTTATTCTTACGCGCAATCGACTGAGCCGCACGCATAAGAATCTTAGGAGCAGCAGTAGGATTATGAATCATCATCATCGTCAAACCACCAAGAACATTATTAGAAATAAACTTGGGATTAAAGTTCAACACCCACCACTTAAAGATATTAGTCGAACCCTTAACCAGAGGACGCGACAACAAGCGACTAGCAAAATCATCTCCCTCAATAGCAAGAACACTCAGTTGCTTATCAGCCTGATTAGGGACAGCAAGAACAAAGCCGTGATCGGGAATGTCAACAGGATCAGAATACATAACATCCCGATAAGCAGCAAGCGTAGAATGCTGTTCCAAACTCTCATTAATAGCATAAGGCGACCAATCCTCCACTCCGCCACGAACAATAAATTCCGTCGTACCATCAGGCATAGTGCGAACACCCATACCAGCAGGCACATCAAGCGTAGACTGAACCTCATCAAGAAGCCCATTATTATACAACTCTAACGCAGCCTCAAACTCGTTAAGAACACCCCGCATACGCGCAAACACACGCGCATCCTCAACATTATCAAACGAGCGAACATTATGCAACACCCGATAACCAGACTCCTCAGGCGCACGACCAACCACACGAGACGCAGGAATAAGCACAGCCTGCGACTCAGCAAGCGTAGCCAAATCCCGCTCAACACGAGACACAAAATAATTATACTGGCTGCGAATAACCTGAGCCAAACTATGCTCACGAATAGCACTATTAGCAATAACACTCTCAGTCTTAATCATACGCTCATTCATACGAACACCCTGCTGACCAGTCTCAGCAACCTTCTCCGAATAAAAACGCGCATTCGGATACACATCAGCCATAGCATTCAACGAGCCAGCCTCAAGCAACTTAGTGCCCTGCTCCGTCGGCTCTAAACGAGGACCGCCCTTACCCTTCTTCGTGCGAACAAAGAACTCGCGCGGAAGAGTAAACACCTCACCCTCATCAACCAACTTACCATTAATAACCTTACCATTATCAAGCGTATGCCGCAAACGAGGAATGTGAAACTGCACAAACCCAGCACCAGCAGTCTGCTCCTTAGCAAGAATAAGCACAGGACGACCAACATCACCAGCACCACCAAGACCATCCCTGAAAATACCAGCATTATCATCAACAAGAGCACGCACAGCATTAACAAGTTGCTGCTCACGCTCACGCTTAATATTAGGTTCCAACTCGTCAAACACCGTACCAACACGATCAGCAGACTGAGCCGCAGCAATAATCTCATCAGCATCATCAATATTAACAAGCCGCGTAAGATACATCGACAAAGCATTATTAGGCCGCAACACGCGCCCAGTATACTTCTTCAAACGGCCACGCTTACCAAACAAGTGCTCAGGCGTCAAACGCAAACCATTCATAGCCTCAGCATACAACTGCTTCAAATGATTAAGCGTAGTAGGCGTCATATCCTCATGGACCAGACGATTGCGAATAGCCTCATCCTGACGAATCAGACGACGATATAAGTCCATCGCCGCATCCAACTCCGCATCCCCCGGCTTATACGCAGGATCAGCGATACGCGCACGAAGATCATGCAAGCCGGACTCCCACTGCTCATCAAAAGCGGCCTCAGCCAAACGAGTATCAACCTGCGCCAACTCACGATCCATAAGATCATTCAAACGCTTCGTATACAACGCCTCATCATTACGCGCAGCAGGAAGAACAGCGCCACTCTTATCACGAGGAAGCGACCTTAACTTATCCTGCAACGCCTGACGCTGCACCTGAGGAGCATTAGCAGGACCAAGCAAACCATCCCCACCAAAAATCTCAGCCTCAATAGCCTGTCGCATAGGAGCCGCAATATTCGCCGCGCCCTCAATATCCAGAATACGAGACTGACGATACAACTCGCTAGCATTATCGCCCCAATCATAAACAGCCTCATTCTGCACAGCACGAGTATACGACCAACGATAACCAAAACGCGGCATATCAATCCACTTACTAAGAATAGCAGCCTTACGCTGACCAGTCTCAGGCTTAGCCAACTCTCGCGCAGCCAACTGCTCACTCTTACGACCAACCCAATACCAGCCCTCCTTCAAACCACGAATAATAGGACTAGCAGGCAAACGAACAATAGCAGACTCAGACGCCTCAAGCACACTCTCCGGCTTCTCAAGTACCTTAGTACGAGGCTCAAACAACGCGCTAGCACGCACAGTCCACTTATTCTCAATACCGTCAAACTCAAGGCCCTGAGCCTTCCACTGGTCAAAACGACGAATACTCTCAGCATCACCATTAATAGCAGCACGAAGAATCTTACGGAAATTACGAGGACTAGGAGCCGAATCAACCTTACGCTGAAGAGTCTCCAACTCAAACTTAGCAGCACGAACCTCCTCAACAGGAGCAAGAATACGTGCAGCCTCAGCGATCTGATCCTCATCAAGAACATCAACCAACTCAGGATTCTCATCTAACTTCTGCACAATACTCTCCGCCGACTCGCGCTGCACAGCAGGAATAGCCTCAACCGCCTCCTCAGCCGTACGCAAACGCTTACTAGCCTCCTCAATAGCAACAATGTCGCCACGAGTAACACCAATACGCCCACCATAACGCGGCACACGCGCAGCAATACTAGCCACACTAGCCGACTTCGTAGCAAAACCAATAACAGGCGCAACATCAAGAACATCCAAAGCAACCGCAAGAGGATCCAATGCAACAGCATTACCCATCGCATCATAATTATCCTGATTAGTTACACCAGACCAGAAACCCTGAAACTTACGCTTACCCTCATCATCAAGGACAAAATTACCGTTCTCATCAACCTCATAAGCAAAAGGATCATAATAGCGCCGCGCATAATCAGCCCAAATAGCATCCCCTACTTGGAAATCAATACCGTCGCCCCAATCCTCTTGCTCACGACCAATAACATTCTCAATAGCCGTCTTAGCCTTATCCTGATCCACAGCACCAAGAGTACCAACAGCCAACGCGCTACTAACAATACCAGCAGCCGCTTGACGCGGCTTACGAATACTCTCTTCACCAGCCATCTTAGCCTCTCCACCAGCCGCAAAAACACCAGCAGGCAGACCAAGCCCAAAACGAGCCAAGCCACGAGTAAAGTTCATATACAAACCAAGCAAGCCCTTAGAATCCCAAGAAGCGCCCTCAGGCTTCTCCTCGTCCTTCCACCAAACCTCACGACCCTTAAGAATATCATGCTCAGCAAGACCACTCATATAATTAAGCGCACGATTTGTAAGATCATTACCAGTCGTAGTATTACCAAGAACAGTGCCAATAGGACCAGCAAGCAGCCCAAGCGCAGCACCAGTAGCAGACTTAGCATACGAAGGCGCAGCAACCTCAACGCCACTAGTAGCATTCATAGCAGCCTGAACCTCATCCGTATAACGCTTCTCAAGCAAACCAAACTGCTGCTCCATAGCACGAATCTTCTCACCATTAGGCTTAGACCTAGACGAAGCAAGCCTAGCATCCTGCCCCATAGCAATCAACTCAATACCAATAGACTTATCCGCATCAGGCATATTATCAGCAGACATAGCCTGCCCAGCCTTAATCAGAGCCTTAGCAAGATTATTCTGGTACGTACCACGAACATCATCATTACGAATCTTACGATTATTAATATCAAAAAGAAGGCCATACTTACCCTCTGGCGAAGGCATTGACCCGTAACGACGCACAAAACCACTAGCATCAGCGCCATACTTATCTGCAAAATCTGTATATAATTGCACCACAGAATTATACTGCGGCTTACCCGGAATAAGTTGCGTAGCAGCCGCAACATCAAGCAACGTCTCCTTAGGAGTACGATCAAACAACTGGAACTCTGGCACAGCCTTATTACGACGATACTTCGACAACGCATACAACTGCTGCCAATTCTCACCCATAAGACCAACAGTTTTCTTAGTCTTAGACCTACCATACAAACCAGCATACCCATACTTAGCAAGACCCATAGCCTCACCAAATGTATACTTCGGCTGCTTCACATCAGCAACATTAACAAGTTTATTACCAATCGTAATAGCATTCGGACGATTAGCAACCTGCGGAGTAGAATACGCAGGAACCAACTTATTGCCTTGGATAACAGCGCGAGCAGGAACATTACGAGTCAAATGATTGTTACTCGTAGCCATTACACACCTCCAAAAATATTATCGGTTACGACGATTTTGTTGACGGAACTCACCACGAGCAGCGCCTTCAGAACCAAGTCCACCTTGACCAATTACACCATAGCCGCCACCAGTAGGCGACTGCATCCACGCAAGAATCTCGTTTTGTGTTGCGCCAACAGCAGGCCCACCACCAGCACCAGTAGCGCCACTGCCAGCGCCGCCGCCAGACCCGCCACCATAACCGCCGCCACCCATAGCGCGACGATTCTGCTGAAACTGCATAAGCATATTAGCAACATCAAACGGATTAGGCGCAGCAGCACGACGCTGACCACGAAACTCAGCAAGCATACGAGCCAACTCCTGACGCTCCTGACGAGCCGCCTTACGCGCCTCAGCAGCACCCATAGTCAAGCCCTGACGCTGCTCAGCCAACTGACCCAAACGTTGCGTCTCCAAATCGGCAAACTGACCAGCAGCACCCGCCATAATAGCCTTAGACATAACATCACCACCAGCAGCACCCATACCACTAACAGTACCAGCAGCCTGAGCAACATCACCAGCGCCCTCAACACCAAGAGCGCCACCAATAGTACCAACAATATCACTCACCCCACGAGCACCACGCGCCATATCCAAATTCTGAATAAAATTCGACACATTCTGCAAACCGCCCTGAAACGCGCCACTAACAGCCTCATTCGTAGGCACACCAGCCAACAATGCCTCATACGCCTTAACCGTAGGATCACCCTGACGACGCATACCAGCCAACTGACGACGCAAAGTACGAATCATAGGCGTCAACTGATTCTGCTGACCACCAAGATAACGCTGAAACTGTGCCCTAGTAGGTGTAGTAAACGCATCCATCCAACTCATATCGCCCCCATCAGAGGGCCTATTATTCTCTCTAGCCATAAGTTAACCCCCTATTTCTTATACCAACCGGCACCAGCCGGTCCTTGAGGACGATACACCCACTGCACACCACCCTTACCAGTAAACGTCTGCCCCGGTTTCTTAGTCGGAACCTTACCAACAGGCTGGCCCTTAGTCTTAAACGCGCCACGATTAGCCTCGGGAAGGATCCCACCGGCCTGATTAGCGCCACCAAAAACACTAGTAGGCGTAGAAGTAGCAGCCTCAGCGGCAGCCTCCTCCTCAGGAGTCTGAGGAAGAGTAGCAGCAGAAGCCCTAGCCGCCTCCTGTTGCGCCCTAGCCTGAGCCTCAGCAATCTGCAAACTTTGGAACGCTCCGCCAATAGGCGCAGTAGCCTCGCCAAGCCCAGCCAAGAACTCCGACCTAGCCTGCCCCAACTGTCCAGCAGTCTGAGCCTCAACAAGCGCCCTACGCTGAGCAGCCAAACCGCCGCCCTGAATACCAGAAGCACGAGCGCCCATAATAGCCTCCGCCTCCGCCGATGCACCACCACGCTGAATATCAGACAAAATACCAGTAGACCCAGCCGTTAAAGTACGCGCTAAGTTCTGCAATTGCGCCTGATTAATACCACCAGTAGCCTTATCAAAAAGAGTATTAGGATCAAAAGCACGCTGAGCGCCCTCAACACTATACTCGCCGCCAACACCCGGAGCAGTAAAACCATACTGACGCAACAAAGCATTCTGAGTATTACGAGCCTGATTCAAAGCGTCCTGATATGCAACAGCCGCACTAGCAGCACTAGAAGTCAAATCAATAGCCATTACGTACTCGCCTTCTTAATCCACTTAACAGTTCCCGGAGGAGTGCCAAGAGCAGTATTCATATCACTAAGCGTAGGAGTGGTAGAGGCACTTAACTCTTCCCAACCAGTAGGAACAGTCCCACTAGCCCAAAGCATAATCATACCGGGAACAGCAACCCGAGCATACAACTTATTATCAATATCAGTAATTAAAGAATTAATACTATTATAACCAGCAGTATCCGAACCGGATAACTGCAAAAACGCAAAATTACTCGTCGCCATGACTCACCTCCTTTATAATTCGGCGCTTGCAGACCAAGCACCGTTTGTAACAGTCGCTGCCGTTAACGACGCTCTAGATGGCGAAAAACCACGTTCCGTTATAGGCGACGCGGATGGCGCATAATCTGCAATTTTAGTAGTTGAATTATAATACTCCCAAGTACCAGCACTAGCAGTAATAGGATTATAAAAGGTTACAGTATGCGGAGCGCTAAGCATCATAACCGGAAAACGTCTAAATTCACTATACGAATTTCCAACCGTTTGACCAACAATCCCTAACTCATTGCCAATTGATGACGTATTATTTCTAGGAGGCTCATTTAAAGGAAAACTACTACAAAAATATCGTTGACACTTAGCCAAGGTTATATTAAATGGCTCAAATTCATAATTAGTAGCAGCACTATTTTTCTCTAATTGAACTCCAGTAACATACAAAAAATCGCCGACAGTTGTAGTAGTATCATCATTCCAAATAAACACAGCAACATTATTTGTGCTAGCCGTATCAAGCGAAGCACTTAAAGAATACCTGCCCCATGTACTAGTAACATTAAGATTACTAGGCGTATTTTCAGCAGTCCAACTACTAGCCAAAGTAGGGGTAGTGCCACTAGAATTCCATGTACTAACAACATCACTAGTAAGACTATTAGCAGTACCAGTCCAAGCAAGAATAACAGCCTTAACATTACTAATACTAGATCCCGTTGTCTTAGCCCAAAAAGATAAAACAACAGTATTATTCTTTAAATGTTGTATATTTTCATTTTCAATAAATTGAATAATTCCAAACTTTTTGTTTGCGGTTTCAACATCTAATCCACAAGAATACTTAAAATTAGCAGGCGCATCAGTGGCTTGTGTAACATCAACAGCATCATTACCATCACTAAGAAGCGTCCAACGGTCTAATACATATACGTCATCATTATTAATAAAAGTAGTTGTTGACGTAAAAGAAGAGCCTCTTTGTGAAATTACCATATTACCATTAATTATGGCGTTTCTATTAATTTCTGGTCCAATATCACCTTGAGGCCCTTGTGCCCCTTGCGGTCCTTGTGCCCCTTGAGGTCCCTGAGCGCCTTGAGGTCCCTGAGCGCCCTGAGGGCCGGTCGCAGGAATAGTCTCCCAAACACCCAAAGTATTATCCCAAGCCCAAGTAATACTACCAACAGTATAAGTATCCCCATCATTAGGATTATTAGGAAAATCAATGGCCATAAAACATCACCCCCATACCGGCGTAGACTGAAAAGGATTACCAAACTGAATCCACTGCGAACTATTAGCATCAGTATAATACAAATACAAACTACCATCAGTAGAATTAAACCAAGCATCACCATTATTAGGAGTTGAAGGCTTAGTATCGCTTACAATAAAACGTCCTTCTATTCCTTGTGGTCCTTGAGTGCCTTGCGGTCCTTGCGTTCCTTGAGCGCCTTGTGCCCCCTGAGGTCCCGTTAACCCTTGTGGCCCGGTAGCGCCTTGAAAACCTTGAGGTCCTTGTGCTCCTGTATTGCCTTGCGCTCCTTGAGCGCCTTGAGGACCCGTGTCTCCCTGTGGGCCTTGACTACCCGTAACGCCCTGCGCGCCCTGAGGGCCTTGAGGACCAGTATTGCCTTGAAAACCTTGGGGACCTTGCGGGCCTTGAGAACCAGTAGGCCCTTGAGCGCCCTGAGCGCCTTGCGCACCAGTAGCCCCCTGTGATCCCTGCGCACCAGTATTGCCCTGAAAACCCTGAGGGCCTTGCGTACCCTGCGGACCCTGCACACCCTGCGGGCCCTGCGTTCCCTGAAAACCCTGAGGCCCCTGCGCGCCTTGTGCGCCCTGACTACCCTGTGCTCCTTGAACTCCTTGAGGGCCTTGGCTGCCCTGCGCCCCTTGAAACCCCTGAGCACCCTGCGGGCCCTGCGGACCCTCAGGCAAACTAAAATCAAGAAGATCAACATCCATCAAACTATACGTAGAATCAATATACTCAGCCAACTCTTCAATACGCTGAGCAACAAGAGACAGACTATCATCCCCATTAGGATAAGGGAAACCATACTTTGTAGTATAACTAACAGACATAAATCACCCCCTAAAGACAGCCTGTTCAAGCCGATCCAAACGCTCAGCATCAGTACCCGTACTAGGCTCAACATAAGCCGTAGACGTACGATCAAACAACACTTGCTTAGCATACGAGTTAATCTCATTACGAATCAACTCAACAATATAACGCTCAAACGCTTGCTGACCAGCACTAGTAGTTAAATCAAAATTACGCATAACTAAACCCTACTCGCGCGCATCGGCTTAAACCCAATATTCCAAGCATCAAGCATAATCGTATGCGGACGCTGAGGATCCTGATAATTAGCAGGCCGATACTTATTCATCTGATACAACCTAAAACCAACAGACGGATAACGCCAACTAATCTTTTTCTTACGACGAGTAAACTCAGCATCACTCACCTCATACCAAGAACTATCAAACGCCTCAACATTCTGCCACGTAGAACGATTAGGAGACAATAACTTAGGAAGAACAATACGCTCAAACTCATCCCAAGAATAACCAGCCTCACCAAACAACTCCCAATTCTTATGCTGCTTCTTTGTCACATCAATACGATCATTATCCTCCATATCAACAACGTCCATACGCAAACCACCATCAAGAAGATAAAGATTAAGCATAATCTGACGGAACCACTTACGAAGAACAGGATCACCAACAGTAAAATGCTTTGTCTGCAAATAAAAATCAGGCCCCTTAATATACGTCACAGACTCCTTGCCAGTATTCTCAATTAATTCAGCATCAATGCTCTCATCCTGCTCATTTGATGTTTCAAGAATCGTATCCACATCAATCACACGAGGATACACACCAGCAGAAACACCACTAGGATTAACAACATTAACACCCATAACAGCCTTAATACCACTAATAGAATCAATCTTCGTAGCACCACGAAAACCAAAATTACTCAAAGTAGTAACCGCATTCGTAGGCAAATAAATAGCAAACGTAATACCTTCAGACTTCTGAGCAGGGCCCCACACAAACTGAGTACCAACATTACCCCACTTAAACGGCGTACCCGGACTACCCCACAAAGGCACAATCTTCGTGCTATTAGCAGCAGTAGCCTCGTACATCGTAATATAATCCCAATACACAGGAACATTATTTTCAACAAGAAAATCATCCGGCGTAAAATCAGGATCCCAATCATCCGCCTGAAAATCAGCAATAGCAGGCGTACTTGTAATACCCTCAGCATATACCGGCTCATAACGACTAGGCTTAAAAACACTATCAAACGCATTAAAATGCACAAACAAATAATCCTTATGCAAAAACGAGTAAATACGATCAGTATTCACATCAAAGGTACGCACACTATCAGTATAATACACACCAAGATTAGACTCTGTAAGATTACGAACACTAGCCCCATCATAAAACATAATACCAATACGACTAGCCCAGAACACGCCACCACCATACTCAACAATACTCATAGAAGATAAGCAACCCTCAGGATACAACTCTTCTAACGAGAAATTAGCACGATAATTACCACGAATAATATACGTCTTATCAGCAGTAAACACAACAAGCCCAGCGGTGCTCGTAGCCATACCACGCAACTCACTAACACCCGGAATCAAAATAGAATCCGCCGCATCCTTAGACAAGTCAACCGCCTCAGCATGATGATATGCGCTAAACACAACACGATTCTGATCCGTAGTATTACCCGCATTACCATACCATTGATACCCAGCATACGTAGTATTAAAAATACCAGCAAACTTCGTAGGATCAGCATTACCAATAGTAGCAGAAGGCACAGCCTGATAAGGCCAACAAACATACTCGTCCGCCCGAAGAACAACATCAGCCTCATTCGTATGATGATCCCCATCAAGAGTAATAGTAGTATTATCAGAAGCAGTAGCAATATCACCAATCCACTCATTATCACTAGCCCTATAAATACCCCACTTTAAACCACTAGTGACACCAGCAAGATCCGCCGATTGGAAATGCCCCTCACCCTCAGTACCAATAGCACCACTAACAACACTCGTACCAGTAGCAGAAGCACGAGTAATAAGACCACGACCATGCACATGAATATACGGACGCACATTCCTAAACTTAATCTTAACACCAAGAAGCCGCTCATTAGGACTAGAACCAGTCACACTAGAACCCATATTCACCACCGACTGATCGTAACGCCAACGAATAGCATCCTTCTCAAGAGTAATCTCAGTATCCTCAACCGCCGTAACCATACCCGTATAATAATCACTAGACGAATACTCAACAAGCACAAACATACCCGGAGTCAACTCACTCGTCTTAAACTTCTCCGTAACAGTACCAGTATCAGCACCACTAGGAACATTAGCACCAGCAAACGAATACACAACCGTAGTAGCCGTAACACTAGTAACAGTAAACGTCCCATCAAAATTAGCATCACCCATATCAACCACAATACTATCACCCTGAGCAATAGTATGCGAAGCAAACGTAAGCGTAACAACACCACTCGTCTTAGCAGAATTCGTCACCGTAAACTGCGGAGCATAAATCTTATTCGTAAACGTACGATGCTTAGTATTACTCGTATGCTTACAACCAAATCGCGTATTCTCAACAGTCTGCTCAACACCGGCACCACCATACCAATAATACTGAAAATACTCATTAGCAGATGCAGCAGGCTTATACGACTCCAAAAATGATAACCACATACCACCATTACTAGCCTGCTTAGCATCATAAATAGTATCACGAGGAATACTAACAAGAGTAGAAGAACCCGTATTACGAAACCGCTCATTATAAAGCAAAAATCGCGTAGCCAAAGGAGAATCAGTAGACAAAATTAGGCCCGTAATCCTATCACCATTAGGATTAAGAGTAGACACAAGCGACACAACACGCTCATTAACCGTGCTAGGATACGTCACAACAGGAACATCCGCATTATTATACAACTCAAACAACGCAAACGGCGCGCGACGCCGCAAATAACCAACACGATCAAACAACACATCCTGCGCCCAACGCACAAACGACTCAGGAATAAACGAGCCGGGAGCAGCCTGATTCAAACCATCCGGCGCACCAACCTGATTAACAAAAGTCAACGACAAGGCCACTCACCCCCTCCGATTAATAAGCCCAATCATACGAATCCGAAAGCGTATGAATCGTATCCGTACGATCATACTGATTCATCCAAACATCATTCCTCATCTGCTGATAACGCGACTCAAACAAATTCTGAAACACCGCAGCCTGCGGATCATCATTAACAAGAAACGCCTTCACAAGAGCACCATACACAATAACACTATGATGCCGAGCAGGAATAAAATACGTATTAGAATCTGAAGCACTACCAGTATCAGTAGCCGCCACAGGCAACTGAAGAAAATACAAACGATACGTTGTATCACTTGAAGCAGCAGGATACAAAAACATATCATCACCAACAAAATAATAACGCGAAGGCGTACTAGTATCATTAGACAACCGATAATTCTTCTCAACAACGTCACCGCGCTCCGGCAACATAACAATATCATTAGAATGATCCACAAACGACAACACACTATTCATCTTGTACTCAGTAAAAGGAATAAGAACAGGATTAGTCAACGAATTATCCAACTTATTATTATCCGTCCTCACTTTAAAAGAAGAACCACTAGTAATTTGCGACACACCATTAGGGATAATAAACTGCACAACCTTTTCTAAAAACGGCCAAGGCTCGCGCGTAACAATATCAAAATAAGACTCATTCAAAAGCGTCAACTTCTGAGCATCCTCAAAATCCTCAAAACCATACAACTCCATCTCATCATACATTTCATCAAGCGTCACTCGCCTCACCCCCCTTTGGAATACTCTTAGAAATAAATTCTTTAATTACAGGAGACTTACCATTTTTACGAAGAAAATGCTCAACAACCTCCACCGACTCGTCCCGAGCCTCATCAGCATTACTAACAAACTTCTTACGATAATCCTCTTGAGATTTTAAAATACCATTATAAATTTTCTCGCCATTCTTAAGCGTATCGCCCTTCTTTAACCGCTCAAGAATAACATTAACAGGCGGCGTAGTAGCGCCAAAACCCAAAACAGGAAAAGGAGGCTCACCAAAAGGCATTTTAATATACACGCACCAATCACCAGTAACCGCATTACGAGCAAAAAACAAACGCTCATCATACTCTTTAACTGCACGATCAATGCGAATCTGTTCCCACGTTAATTCTCCCCTACCGGGAATATAAATGCTACTCATTAACAATCCCACGCCCTTAAACTCTTATTAATACGACTATTCGGATCATTAGCAGTCTTAGCACTAGTCAACTTAGCCTTCATACCCCTCATCCGCGCACAAAACGACCTGCGTCGTGCAGCAGCCTTAGGAGACTTCTTCGCCTGAGCCATCTTCACAGGAGGCTTCAAACCCGGCTTCCCCGGATTAGCACGATTATACGAAGCCCTACCAGCCGCATTCAAACCACCCTTAGGATTCTTACCAGCCTTACGCTGCCAAGCCGGAGACTTAGCCATAACTCACCCCCTACGACGACGATAAAACCACTTCAACTTATACTTCCAATGAGCAAAACCACTCATCACTTACCCCGCTTCATCTTATTTAACGTGGCATTAGCAATAGCATAAACCTTACCCTTAGGCCACGACGGATTCTGCCGCTCAAGAGCAGAAACAATCTCCTCCAGTTTCTTAGGCATATCACCCTCCCCTAGCAGCCTTACCAGCCGCCTTAGCAGCCCTAGTATTAGCCACAAATTGACGACCAGCACGATCACCAGCCAACTTCTTACGATTAGTAGCCGCCTTCTCAGCAGGCGACAAACGCTTCCACGCAGCATCAGGCAAATACCTTACCGTACCACCCTTACGCTTAGCAGGCTTACCATCACTAGTACGCCACTTCTCACGAGTCCACTTAGACAAACTTTCCTGAGCCTTAGTCTTAGAACCCGAATAACCACCGCCAGCCTTCTTATACCTAAGAGTCGCTAACTGTGCCTTACGCGCACTCCACTCACCCGGATCACCGCCTTTAGAACCCGCCTTAACACTAGCAACAATACGTTTCCACAATTTTTCATTAGTTCGCGCCACAGTCACCTCCTCTTTTATGTAAGAATAGGGAGGGGCCGAAGCCCCTCCCTATCATATTAGAAGCCCTCGTCAGCCGCGCCGTCCACCTCAATACCAGTCATAACAATCTGATTGTTACGACGAGTAGCACCAAGGTTCATATAACGCGCCATAACAGCCTCAAACTTATCGTAGTTCGTGACTTGACGAAGCGTCATACCATCAGCATCAAGGAAATGCCAATCCTGATCCGAGAACACCTTCATCGTGGACTCATCAAGAATATACATCTTCCCATACGGCGCATCAATGTCCGCCACAACAGGCATACCATTGTACGACAGCGCCGAGAAGCCCTGAGCATAATTCAGCGACTCCGGATCAATATAACGCACATCATTGGCGAACAGGTTATAGAACTCACGCTGAACACCAAGCGACGTAATAATCGCCGTCGGCATACCACCAGCAATACGAGCCTTATTAAGACCCTGCTGGATAAGACCAAACGTCAGCGTACCACTATTCTCCGCGGCAACATCGACGCGCTGATTATCCCACCACGAGTTAGCACCCGTCGGAGTAATACCACCAAAAGCAGTAGCAGCATCCGCAACAATACGCCGCAGACCATCAACCTCATCCGACAAGGAATAAGTATTGCCCTCAGCAGCAGCAACCTGCGTAACACCCTGACGAACAAGATCATCACCAGCGTCAAGCCCATAGGTAGACGCATTAGCGGCAAGAGTAATAACACCCGTATCAACATTAACGGACGAAACCACAATAGTCGAAGTATTCGACTTCGTAGTAGACGAGGCCGTATAAGCATCCAACTTCATCCCCGGATAAATCTGGCCCTTACGCAACGCCTCACTAGACGTAAGCGTAACATCAGCACCAGAAATAGCACCAGTAGCCGAAGAAACGGTAGCAATAACGCCGTCACCAGCACCATACACCTGACGCGCCAGATCCTTCTTAAGATCGTTACGAACACCATCCAACTCAGACTTAAGAGCCTGCAAGAACGCGCCAGCCTCATTCTTCGTCTTAGCCATCGACGGACCCGTAACCTCAACACGACCATACAGATACTTCAGATCATACACGGCCTTGTCATAATCCTGCTTGCCAGCCGACGGCAACTCAGCCGACTCAGCACGCGCACCCACACCAGTAGAACGACCATGATGAAGCGGCACATACGCACGCTTACCAACCAAATCCTCCGAACGCGCATCAAGACGATTCAGAAGAAGAACCTCATTATTTAACTGCTCAGCAACCGGCCCAAGGTAGTACTCCTTGAGAATATCGCTAAGCGTAGTAAGATTAGCACTCACTTAACACCTCCTTATAGATTAGGAAATGTTACGAACAGCCTCCAAAGCCGCCTTATGCGCATCCTCAAGGCTCTTAAAGCCCGGACTAGGCGAACTAGACGGAGAAGTAGGCGCAGGCGTAGCACCCATAGGAACCTGCTTAGACTGCAAATACGAGCCAAGCATACGCTGCTGCATAGCATGATACTGCTCAGCCGCAGCCATAAGATCCCCATCATGAGCATACGCCAAAGAATAAATCGTTTCCAAATCATCATCAGTATACTGAGGATTAGAAACACGAATAGTATTCTCCATAGCCTCTAACTCTTCCAACGACTCCTGCTGAGCCTGAAACTCAAGCATACTCTCACGGAATGCTCGCATCTCCTCTAACTCAGCCGCAACTTGCGGAGGAAGCCCTTCGTAACTATTATTCTCAGAAGTAGTCTCCACCGTAGGCTGGCTAACGTTGGGTGTTCCCGCATTCTGCTGAATCTGCGCCGCAATTTGCATAGCAAACTCCGGGTCCTCATTCAACGCCTGCACGAATCCAACTGCTTGTAGCGCAACATCAGGATCTACTCCATGCTCAGAGAGCGCCCCAAAACCGCGACGCAACTCTGCAATCTCCTGAGTCTTACGAGTATAATCAGCCTGCATAGACTTATATACCGCTTGCATATCCTCAGGAAGAACACTAGGATCAAAACCAGTAAAGGATTCAGCCTCAGACTGATTGTCCTCCACAATCGCTTGATCCGTAGTAGGAGCCTCGTTAACCGGAGCCTCGTCCGGCAACTCAGCCGACAACGCCTCTAAAGCGCCGTCCATATCAATACCATCACTCATGGTACCCTCCAATAATACAACGACTCCGGCTTATTCCGGTTGGTCGCTAATCATTCACAACAACACTCTCAGCAGTAATCTCAACAACCTCACTAGCACGCTCCTCAGCGGCATTAACAAGATTATCAGCAAAACCACTCATCAACTCCTTCATCTCCTCCTTCGTAGGAAGAGTATGAACAGTCTCAGTCCGCTTAGTCGCCAAACCCTGCGCCAAACGAATCTTATCATCCATAATACCCACAACAGTAGCAAGAGTCCCCAACTGCTTAATCTCAGCCTCAGGAATCAACTCCTCCAACTTATCCATAGCCTTCTGCCGCACAGTAGAAGCATGATGCACAAACTCGTACGCATTAGCACGAATCTTATCATCAAGCCGCTCAGGAGGACCATTCTCCTCCCACTGCTTCACCCAATACGCAATCGTCGTATGACCAATACCACACTGCCTAGCAGTAGCACGAATATTCTTATCATTACTAATCCAAATCACATAAGCGGCAGCCTTATCCTCATCTGTCCACTCAGTTCTCTTACTCACCGCGCACCGTCCTCATAGCCATCTCCTGAGCCATCTCCTGATCCGCCTCAGCCTGATTCTGCTGCAACTTCTGCAACAACTCCATCTGATACTGATCCATAGCCCCAGCCGTACCCTCAACAGCATTCGGCTTATCCTTATTATCAATAACCACCGTATCAAGCGGCGGCTCCAACAACTCCTGCGGAGTAACATTCTCCACACCAGCCTGATTAAGAATCTTAGAACCAGTCGTCGGACCAACAGCACCACGCAACTGAAGGCTAACACGCGGAGCCTCGCCCTGCGGCGACTGCTCAGCAGCAAGCGCCTGCTGCGTAAACTCATAATGCCTATAGAACTGATCCTTCACCATAGGCGGCATCATCTCAAACTCTGCACTCTTCATAAACTGAGAATGCACCTCCAAATGCACCGCCTTATTCTCATACGCAAGCGGTTGCAACCCGGCCTCAACACTCTGCTGAAGCAACATAGGATCAACCTGACCGCCCTCCATAATACTCATCATCAACTGATCCTGAGCCTGCTTAGCAGCCTGCTCATTCACAATACCACCATCCATAAGTTTATCATGCTCACGCATAGCCTGCTCCTCATCAGCCTCAAACTGCATCTGCAAGCCCTTAAAATCAGCCATATCAAGATACTTATACGCCTTCGTAGGCGACAAAACACCCATCTGCAACAACTGCAACACGCGAGCCTGACGACCAGCACGAGTACGCGGAAGGCCAGAACCAGCCTCAACCTTAACACTAACACCCTTAATAAGATCCGCATCCTCAAACCGCTCAACCTTAGGCTTAGAACCAGAACCAGTAATAATCATCGTACGCGGCTCATTATAATACGCCTGAGCCAACTGCAACATAAGATTACCACACCGCTCCAACGCCTTCTCCATAAGCATAATCTGCGGAGCCAAACGATCCGTAGCCGCCTCCTGAAGAAGATCAATAGCCACACCAGCCTCAACATTCGGAGGAACACTACCCTCCACAATCTCATTAAGACCAAACGTATCCTTCAAACGATTACCAAGATCCTGCAAATGCTCAAACACATACGGCGGCAACGACGGAATCGGAATCGACTCAGGCACCTTACCCGCAACCGGATTATACTCAAAAATAGCACCCGGCTCATCCGTAATACGCTGACGCAACGAACCCACCGGAGCCAACATCTGCGGCTTCAACGTCAGATTCTTATACTCAATCATCTGCGACAACGTACGATTCAACTCCTTCTGAAGCGGAATTGCCTGTTCAACCACACTAGAATCCCACAACTGCCCCGGAACACGCATACCCGGAAACTTCACAAGCGGCAACTTCTCAAAAGGATACGGCCACGGCGCATCATAAAGAATAATCGAAGGATCCTTCGTAAACACAACAAAACGCCCAGCAGGATTCTTAGCATTAGGCAAATAATACCCATAATACACAACCCGAACATTCTCCTGCGTCTTAGCATCCAAACTACCAAACACACCCGGAAGCGTCTCATCAGGATACTTATTCACAGCATTAGGCTTCAAACGCACCCCATACCGAGAAAAAATCTCATCACTCGTCATAGGATGCTTACAAAACGCATACTGACAATCCTCAAACACCGAAGCAGAATCATCCAACAACACATCAAAAGGCGACATAACATCAACCTTAATCTCACCCTGATAAATCATCTGCTCAAACTCGTCCGAATCAATACCAGCAGCCTCAAGATTCTTCTCAAAAAAATGCTTCACAACAGGATCAACAATAGGCTGACCAGTAGGATCAACCATAACCCGCATACCCGGACCAGCCTTATCATCCCAAGTAATCTTCCAAAAACCATTACCACAAATAATACTCCACATCATCGCCTCTTCCCGCTTCTCAGTAAGACTAAACTCGTCCCACCAATAATCAAGAAGATTCTCAGCAATCTCCGTAGCCTTCTGCGCCTCATACGACGCCTGCCCCGGAGTAGCAAAAAACTGTGGCTTAGACTTCACAAGCCGACTAAGCAAAGACTGCGTATTAGGAGCAATCTGATTTGACACCAACCGCACACGATAACGCGGCTTATCACCATCATCCGTAGGAAGAGCCTCAATACGACGCGACTTCCTATTATAAAAAACATACTGCTTACCCTTATAAAAAGCAAGATTTAACTTCCATTGCTGCTCCATACGCTCGCGCTGGCGCTGCAACTCATCCACCATCTTAACGAGTTTATCAGCAGGAGCATACCCCTCTGGCTTATCCTCGTTAGAATATCCATCCGAATACTCTTCTGCCACAACTCACCCCCCTAATCAATACCAGTCTCATGAAACTGGCTATTTTTAACACGCAAATACTCATGCTTAAAGCGCATACGCAACTTATCCTGCCACAAAACCCAATGCTTAACCCTAAAAGGCGCCTTTAAATGATACTCGCTCTCATACCTATAACCCTTAATTTTCTCACTACCAATAAGCCGCTTAGTCAAACATAAACGTTGACCAACAGGAGGAGTATAAAACCAGTACCAATGCCGTTTCTTAACACTAAGATACGGCGAAGCCCTAATAAACAAAGGCGACAAGCCCTCTTCTCCTGCTTTAATATCCTGCCTACTAGTCTTCTTTTCTTTAGGATTATCCACCGCCCACTCTTTAGCCCAAACAACATTAGTATTTTTTAAAGCAGCCAACTCTTTACAAACATCAGCAACATTAGTAGTATCATTATCTAACTCAAAATCAGCATGAATATACGTAAACCAATCACAATAATTGTGCATAATACTAAAACAATAATTTAGTTTATCCGTTTCGCCCTGCCAAATTTTATCAGGACGAATAATAACACACTCTAAACCAGCCTCTTTACAAGCCTCTTCAATTGCACGCACCTGCTCAAAAGGAGAATTAACACCATCCGCCCCCTCACCAACGTGCAACTGCAAAAAAGGATGCTTATCAATAAACTTCCAATAACCAGCAAAATACTCTTCTCTTGCACTTTTAGCAACCTGCATATCACCATCAACAGCGACAATACCATCAACAAAAGAAGCATAGGACAAAATAGCCCTACGCAAATCCGCAGGATCCTCACAAAACCATGCAAGAAGCCCCCAAAGCCTCACTACACAAACTCCATATCAGAAGGAACTAGCCCAGACTTTTCCAAAAGCGTCTTATACTCTGCAAGATCAATAATGCCATTCTTCAAAGCCCAATCAGCGTCCTGCTCATCTTCACTAACACGCAACTGCCCCATAGGAACATTCTCTAACGGCTTACTTCCCTCTAGCCTTAACTTTTCTAGTCGAAGGCGCTCCGTCTCTAGATTCAACATCGCCTGCGTCCACGTTTTTTGAGTCTCCAGAATCTCCAGCATCACTTGTAATAACAGTGAATCCTGCCTGTTCCGCCAACCAAACAATTGTAGACTCCTTAACTAATTGATTTTTAGAATTATCAAAAGAAAAATTCTTATTTAGAATTTGCGTATCAAACACTCGCTCGCGAGGAAAAATACGCTCGCCAGTAACTGCATCAGCCGCATTATCAGGACTATTAATCCAACTCATTACCATATACTCCCCATAAACTCGTCAACAAAACGATCCTCTTTCCTATTACCCGGACGATCCGCAAGAACCCAATCCGGCAAAGAACCCTCCTCAACAGGCGCAGGAGAATAATCCCCCAACAACGCACCCGCAGTACGAAGAGCAATCTCCATAGAATCCAAACAGTCATCCGCCGGAGCACGAGCAGCAGAATCATAATCCACCCACTCCTGAATAAAATCAGTATGCTCCTTCCGAATCTTCACCTTACCAATCCGAAACAACGGACTCATCGCCAAAATACGCTCCCACTTCTTACCCTTAGCAAACAAAGGCACCACAGGAGGCATACTCGTAAGCCTCTCAGTCTGCTGCACAAGCGCAGCCTGATAGGCATTAGACTCAATCCCAATAATATCCGGCTTATACTTAATATAATACTCCTCAATCTTGAGAAGTTGCTCAGCGAACGGGATTCGCGCCGCGTACTGCTCTAGTAGAAACACTTCGTTAGAGTCTGATACCCCAATAACAGTAATCACGAACCTGTCAGCGTTCGCTGAGAGGCTGATTGCCGGGTCAACTCCCATGTATTTACGCAGTTTAAGCGGTTTGCCCTCTAAATCAACAAGATCTTCGCTTGTATAATAGTGAAGCCAGTCCCCGGCTAGGTCTTTGCCTGCCATACTGTCAAAACTCGCCATATACTCTTGTGCGAATAGCAGCGGGTGATATCTAGACTTCACATATTCCCATTCCTCGCGCCTAAAGTACGGATTATCAATTGATCGGTACTCTACACGACTGTTATTCTTATCGTTACGCGACTCGTCAGAGAAAAACTCCTCATAAAACCAGTTCTTCTGATTAGGAGTCGTCGTTGTAATAAGCAATCCTTGCTTATCCGAGAGCGATGGGCGAATAACGCCCCACGCCTCGTCTGTTTTAATGAACGCGGCCTCATCCATCCAGAGAATATCCAAGCCAGCACCGCGAAGAGACTGTGGATCCTCAGCAGACTTGAACTCTACGAGGCTTCCATTCTCAAATTCGAAGCGCAAACCACCCTTATTCTCTTTAACTTCCTTACCAATCGTCAATCCAGCCTTAATACAAGCATCACGAAACGTAAGGTATGATGGTCGGCCCACCTTATACGACGCGGAGAGCGCCCACACCCACAAAGGCGTCTCAACATTCTTCTTACCATGCGCATCCAAATGAAACTGACTAGGATGCAAGCAATAAAATAACACTTCCCACGCCGCAGAGAGCGTTTTCCCGCCGCGACGACCAGCCACAAGATGCCTAAAACGAGTAAGAACCTTATCATTCTTATCCGTATGAAACAACACCTGATAATAATGCGGCGCATAACCCTTAGATAAGAACCAACCCATCTTCTCAGGAAACTCTAAAATCGTAGCCTCAAGCGTCTTAGCAGACAACTTTTCCGAATCATACGAATAATTACCCACAAGAGCCTCCTAATGCGGCCTCCGATTATTACAAGCACCACAACGAGCCATGTAATGCTGATTCTCAGCATTACATTTCATACACAACCACGGCTCCTTAGGAACATCAACCTTACGGATACGAGGCTGAACATTAGAATTAAACACAACAAACCTCTAAACAATAGGATTCAAAGGATTAATAATAATAGGCTCAATAAAGGCACCATTATTATACTCCCAACCAATACTAACACTTAAGTTTTCTGGAACTAAAATAAGATCACCAGAACACTCGTAGGGCGATACACCATCCCAAACAATAACATTAGTTACAACATTATTCTCAATAATAGCATAAGTATTCATGCGTACAACTCCAAAATAATTAATCCATCGCCACCAGCAGCGCCGGGAGAAGAGGCGCCCCAAGTCCTAGAAGACGTTCCACCAGCGCCTCCACCTTGAGTTCCTGCAGTTCCAGTAACAGCACTCCCTCCGCTAGTTGCGCCGCTAACTCCTCCGCCACCACCAGCACCAGAAGACCCACCAGCACCGCCAGCAGCAAAGGCACCGCCAGCGCCATAAGCCTCAGATAAAACACCAGAAGTACCACCAATAACAATAGTACCCGTACAAGATGCCGCTAAACCACCCGCACCGCCAACACTATCACCACCATTACCAGAACCAAGACTAGGACTACCCCCAACAGCAATAACTAAACTACCAAAAGAAGATGATCCACCAGTGCCGCCATTACCACCACCAACGCCCGCAGTGCCACCAGCCCCAACAGTAACAGTAACACTAGAAGACAAACCAGCAATATCAGTAATAAAACTCTCAGCATACGCGCCCCCACCACCACCACCAGTCGCAGAAACACTCGGCGCGGCACCCGTAGCCCCAGTACCACCAGAACCACCCCCGCCACCAATACACCTAACCCTAATACCACGCAAATAAGCATACGAAGCCTTTGCAAAAGAACCACTAGAAGTATGAACAACATACTCAACAAAACGATAACCAGTATTCAACCCAGCGCTCGCCCCACCATTATTATCCAAATCATTAACCTCAACCCACGAAGACCCATTATACACAAGAACCTTCTGCGTATCAGTCTCATAAATCATCGTACCCTCAGCAATACCCGTCGGCCGAGTAGAACTAGTACACACAACATGACCAAACTTAATCGAATCAAAATTATCCCGGACATAGGTATTCCAATCCGAAGCAAGCAACTCACTCGTACCCGCAGTCTGCGTAGGCACACCATCCATATTCGCGTAAGACATAAACACCCCCTCCGGTGCATAGAAAACAAGCCCTCATATATACTAACGTAAAAAGTCACACAAATCGGAAATAGAATCTGCAAACTTAACAAACACTTAACATACAATAACGGTTTTAAGCCAAACTCAAAATGTTCAAAAAATATATGCATAGTAATTATATATATGTGGGTGGGTCATAACGGGGGTACGGGTATGCGCATACGGATACGCAGGAGCCGATTTTACTAACATTTTACAAGGGTAGACCCATAGGTGATGTAGATTTTACGAGGCAAGATTTTACGAGGTGCTAGGTATTATATATATAATACCTATAGTATCTTCTACTAGTATCAGCCAGCCTATAGTATATATATATATACTATAAAGAACTAATACTACTAACAATGTTAGTAGTATTACTCATACTTATTTCATAAGTATCTTTTATTTGGCTAGAACATACATCTTTAGTAGTTACTAGTAACTACAGTAAAGATGTGTATTTAAGCCATAATCTAGGCTTTACTTTGTAAAGTCTAGATTGTACGTTTAGACTCGTAGAGTCTATGTTACTCTACGGAGTAGAGTAGGTTTATCCTATTGTCTTAGATACTAACTAAGTGCCTTTGGCATTAGTTAGTCTAAGACTATTAGGATAGTTTATACTCTCTACTTCTATAAGTAGAGAGTATAGGGAGATCGGCTTGGAACCCTACTCTCCTCTTAGGTTTATAGTTCTTCGAACGAAGTGAGAAGAACTAGAAACCAAGAGGGAGTAAAGATGACGACTGACGAGATGATCGCCAAGATCGAGAGCCTCTCCGCTGAGGACCGGGCCTCGCTCCGCAGCACGCTGAGCATGGACGAGCCGACGACGCAGGAGCCGAAGGCCACGCCGTCGGAGAAGGTCAAGTGCAAGGTTTGTGGATTTCACAAGAAGGCGCGGCGTGTGAACGCCAGCGGTGTGTGCAAGGTGTGCGCTGAGGCCGTCAAGGACGGCGGTGATGTGGAGGTGATCGGTCGAATGGGCAAGCGTGGCAGGAACACGGTCAGCGTCGTGATCGACGGGCAGCGCTTCACGGTCAAGCGCCTGAGCAGCAAGCACAGCGAGCGTGTGGCGGCCCGGTACGCCAGCAAGTCCAAGGGCTACGCCAAGCGTGGCAAGCGCACGGGTAGCGAGCCTAAGGGCCTGCCCACTTGCTCCCGCATCGGTGCCGACGCCGTGCAGCGCGACGCCGACTGAACCTGACGGGAAATCGTCACTTGACGCCTAGCCGGGATGTGTGCTAGGCTTGTGTTCATCCGATAGCCAAGGAGGCTGATATGCGGTTCTACGTGGAGATCAACGACGAGATGCTCGCCAGCACGGATGCTCTGTGCATGGAGACTTGCCACTACAACCTCACGGGTGATGATGTGGCGGACCTGCGCGAGTACGTGGAGGCGTGCGGTTACGATTGGCACGAGATCGCGTTCGTCTACACTCAGCGCGCGGCGTAGTTGTAAAATACTAGCGGGGAGTTTGTAAAATGTTTGATGATATTCTTGCTGATCTTGATGCTGGTACGCTTGATTGGCTGGTCATGGAGTTGGATGATGCTGCGCTGCGTGCTGATAACACGTATGTTCAGGCTGAGTATCAGGATCGGCAGAATGATGTGAGTGAGGCTATTTGGAAGATTGCGCGGCTTGTGGAGGCTGTGCAGGATGAGAGGGCTAAGGTCTAACACTAGCGTCCATTTTAAGGCCCCTAGCGTGCGTTCTAAGGCGCTGCGAGGGCATGAGGAATACTACCCTACTGCTACCCTTATTTTTTACAACAGAGAGGCTGTAAAATGTATACCTATTATGTCGATATGATTGCTGAAGATTGTTACGATGTGTACGTTAGTGAGGATGAGGGTTACACTTGGGAATACTACAACTCGTATGATAATCGTGAACTTGCGGACGAGGAAGGTCAGGCCGCTTGTTGGCTGGCCGCTGAGGACCCTTATACTCTCTAATATTATCTCTGTAACGAAGTGAAGAGATAATATATAGAGAGATAGTTGCCGGAAACCGGAAAGGAAAAATGATGAAGCCCGAACTGAAGAAGGAACTTTACCAGCAGGTCACTGCGGCTCTGATTGAGCAGATGGAGCAGGGTGTGGCTATTTGGCAGCAGCCGTGGGTTGTAAGTAAGGCTTACCAGCCGCAGAATGGTGCTAGTGGCAGACTTTACAATGGTTTTAATCGTGTGTATCTTGGCTTCCTTCAGGAGCAGTTTGGTAGCACTGATCCCCGGTGGTTCACGTTTACCAATGTGAAGGATCTTAACGCTAAGGTAAAGAAGGGCAGCAAGCACACCATCGTGGTGTATAATGCTCCTGCAAAGTTTGACAAGGAGAACTCTGAAGGTGAGGTAGAGACTTACACCTACTGGAAGACCATTTACTACAAGGTTTTTCACGCTTCGCAGTGCGAGAATCTGCCTGAGTATGACTCTGAGGCTGAGGTTCCGGTTCAGCCTGACGGTGACGAGCAGTACGCTGGTATTAGCGTCCTTGACTCGTGGTGCCATGATAATCTCCATTCGTACGAGTACGGCGGCAACCGTGCCTGCTACATTCCTGCGATGGATACCATCCAGATGCCTACCCCTGATATGTTTAAGCAGCAGTCGTGGTATGCTCAGACTCTCGCTCACGAGATCATCCATGCCACTGGCGCGGAGAAGCGTCTGAACCGGCTGGAGAAGGCTGGTTTTGGTACTAGCACGTATGCTAAGGAGGAGTTGGTTGCAGAGTTTGGCGCTGCCATGCTGTGCGGCTCGCTTGACATTCCTGCGGACATGGAGCAGTCGGCTGCCTACATGAAGGGCTGGGCGAAGGCGTGCAAGGAGGAGCCGGGGCTGCTTATCAGCGCGGCGAATCAGGCCGAGAAGGCTGTTGACTACATCATGGAGGATGCTTACGCCGTAGCGTGAAAGCCGAAGCCTTTATACCCTCTAAGATAATCTCTGAACGTAGTGAAGAGATTATCTATAGAGGGATAGAGGGGCTGACTGAGATGGAAATTTACTACAAAGGAGAATGGATCATAATGGATGATTTTACTGGTGCTGAGTGGGATGAGTTTGATAATTTTGAGGATCTGGTTGAGCGTGAGTCTGATTATGCTGAGATCACGGCGGATATTGATGAGATGGCTAAGAAGATGATGGCTGATCCAAAGTATCATGATGAGATCGTGGGGTGGTTTTGATGACTGTTGTGGTTGGTGATGGTTGGATGGATGAGAATATGACTGAGGATGATCGTGCGCTTTACGATTACCGCGAGGGTTATATTGATTATGATGATCTTCCGTATCATTTGCGAGAGCAGTTGCGGGATGATTATCTTTGGGCACAGGCTGATGCTATGTATGATGCGATGCAGGAAGAGGATATTTGATGGGTTATTTGCAACAGGAGATGATTAGCATGACAAACGAGGCACTTGTAAGTAAGATTAACGAGTTGGAGGGTAAGGTGCGCCTGCTTACTTCTCTCGCTGATGGTAATGCGCGGGAATGTAGCCTGCTGTTTCCTATGCTTGAGCATTTTAATACTCGTGCTGTAGAGCGTGGAGATCATAATGAGATCGTAGAAGCCGCTAAGTATGCTATTGATAATACTGGCCTTGATGTTGATTATGTTGTTGATACGCTGACTCGTCTTGGTTTTACTATTGACGAGAATGATTTCAATCGTGAGTATCAGGTCAGCATGACTATTCCTGTGTATCTTACTGTGACTGTTAGTGCGCTTGATGAGGAGACTGCGCAGGAGATCGCGCCGGACCTTGTGGCTGATGAGGGACTGCATAATTATCATCTGGATTGGGATACCATGAGCGTTGATATTGATTACGTGGAGGAGATTTGATGACTACTGCCAATAAGTATTACAAGATTATGGATGCCTATGGTATTGATCTTGCTATTGAGCAGGGCAAGGCTTGGTATCCCGGGGCTTGGATTTATTGCCGGAATCAGGCAAAGTCGTACAGCATCAGCCCGGAGCGTGTGGCCGCTATGCTGGCCGTCACTAGCCCTCGTGCTAGGTGGAGCAAGAATACTGAAGCCGTAAATCTACTGCTTCAGGACATGACTAAGCCTACCTATAAGCATCGTAAGCATTATGGTATCCTCACTCGTAATGCTGCTAAGGGTATGCTTGTTGCTAACGAGCGGTACTATAGTCGTCTCGTTACCGGACCTAAGGTGTCTAACTTTTATCTTAATATTCTTGGTTATACTCAGCCTGTTACTGTTGATAGTATTATGAGTAAGGCTGCTGGTTATGGTAGTGATGTGAATGATAAGATTAGGTCTGAGGTGACGGAGGCTTGCATTACGCTTGGTAGTGTGCTAGACTTGTCTCCTAGGGATACTCAGGCTGCTGTGTGGTGCGCTTTTAGGCGCTCTGCAGCATAACGGTTAGCGGGTGTGGCGGAATTGGTAGACGCGCCTGACTCAAAATCAGGTACCGCAAGGTGTGGGGGTTCGATTCCCTCCACCCGCATTCGGGGTTCGTCTAACGGCAAGACAAACGACTGTTAATCGTTGAATGTAAGTTCGATTCTTACACCCCGAGTATCGGAGTCATAGCGTAACGGTAGCGCGTCGGGCTTTTAACCCGTAAGGTCTAGGTTCAAATCCTAGTGACTCCACTGGGTAGGAGAATTGACGCGAGAACGAAGGTTGGGCGTACCCTTCCTACCCTTCATATTGGGGGATCGTCTAACGGCAGGACACGGGGTTTTGGTCCCCGGTATCTAGGTTCGAATCCTAGTCCCCCAGTAACTTGACAAAAGGAATATTGTATGGTACAATCCACATATAAAATATGGAGAGATCATATGAATAATGATACTTGGTCCTATGAAGATTATCTAGAGTGGGATAGAGATTATAAAGAGTATGTAGAAGATATTCTTGATAAATATACATATAATACTAAAGAAAATAGTAATATTGATGATGTTAAATGGGAACCGGGATTCTAATGGGTAAAAAGAAAAAGCATAAGGAGCATGAAGTTGTTGTCACTTATAAGCGGAAGCGAGGCCGCCCGTCTGGAGTCGATCCTATGGTGGCTTGGCATATTGAATTGGATGACAAGTTTGTTGGAACAAGCACTACGCTCAATGGGGTAAGTCATATGCTTTATGATATGGGTTATAAGACTTGGGCGTTTAGGCGGGTTCCTGATAAGAAGAATCGTCCTAAGTTTCGTGCTACTGTGTGGTGGTTTGATAAGGATAAGGAGTCCTGATGGCTGTGAAGGGTACGCTTAAGAAGAATAAGTTGGAGGCTGCGATGAATCGTAGGCTTGAGCGGGGTAAGAAGAAGGCTGAGGCTAAGGCGCTTCGGCAGGCTCGTAAGTTGAAGGAGAAGCAGCGTGTTTAAGTTTGTCAGCAAAGGTGATTCGCATGATAATGAGTCGGCTTTGTTTTACAATGGTCAGCGTTTGCTGAGTATCTACGCTAGGGTGCATACCGATGGTGGTGTGTATGTTCAGGTTGAGGATGGTAATGGTATCATGTGCTCTGATTGGGAGGATTATCTAGAGGATTATGAAGACGCTAATTGACGCAATTAAGCAGGCAACTAACTCCCCGCGTAATGATGGTATGCTGCACTTTTCTAGTCATCTCCAGCATGATCGTCACACGGTATTGTATTATCATCATGGTTATCCTAACGTGTGGGATAAGCCTTGGATGAATACGCTCCCGCTGCTACAGGGTACGGCTATTCACGAGCAGATTCATACTATCATGGGCGAGGCTCATCAGCCGTATGCTAGTGAAGTTGAGATTTCTTGTAATGATTTTCAGTATCCTTGGGTTGGCACTGCTGATGCTTATATGGAAGACGAGTCTGGTAATCTGATGCTTGTGGATTATAAGACTATTAGTGGTACGTCGTTTGGTTTCCTTGATGGTCCTAAGCCTGAGCATATCATGCAGGTTAGTGCGTATTATCATTTTGGTATGCCCGGTGTGCATAGTGTTGGTATTTTGTATCTTCCTACTACTCCTGATTATAAGCGACGTTGGCCCGAGCCCGTGTTTTATTATGTGACTCCGCTTAGTAAGGATACTATTGTTAAGCGGATTGAGCAGGTTGAGTATTGGATTAAGGCTTATGCTGATGATCCTGTGATGCTTCCTGATTTTCCTGTTGGTGAGCACGAGTGGAAGCAGAATAAAAAGGAGCGGCGTTGGGAACTCTGGTATAAGCCTCATTATTCTACTTTGTTCTGTCCTTGGAAAGATCAGGAGAATGATCCGTGTGGTTGTAGCACTGAGAAGAAACTCCATATTGGTAATTGGTATGAGTATAATGGTGTAGAAGGTATTGTTGTTAGTGATGAGGCTATGTTGCAGGAGATTGATACTTGTCCGGGTTATCAAAGGCTGGTGAATGATGAGGCTGTGGAAGAAAATTAAGAATCGTTTTAAGCCTGATATTGAGTTTGAGATTGATGATGCTACGCTTATGTTGGCACTTCAACTAGGCTGGGTAGAGAAGTTTCTTGGCAGGTGGCAATTCACTGAGAAGGGACAAGAAGAGTTTACCGCATTCATTAAGGAGTATCATGCAGACATTCGTTCCTGAGATTACATTTAAGAATAGTGTTCGTGTTCTTGATCGTCAGCGACTTGGTAAGCAGCGCGTAGAGACGCTTCAGATTATGAAGGCTCTTGCTGGTATGTATACTAAGGGTTGGATTAATCATCCCGCTACTCGTATGTGGCGTGGTTATGAGCGTAGTCTGCTTGATTATCAGAATGCTACGTGTAATGAATGGTTGCGCCGTGGGTATAAGGATACGTGTTATGATAAGACCGTTGCTGTGTATCTTGAAGCGTTTGATTCTAATGCTAGTGTAGAGTTGCCACACTGGTGGGGCGATAATCGTGTGCATAATTCACACAAGTCAGCCCTTGTATTTAAAAACCCAGCATGGTATAATGTGATCTATCCCAACGTTGTTGGTGAGTATAATTATTATTGGCCCGTAAATTAAGGAAACAATATGTTTATTTCTACTACAAGTGAGGCTCCAGAAGATCATTATGCTAATGTAACCGCAATGGGGCATACAGTATTGGATCTCGGTGCGGGTGATTTTGGTATGCTAAGCGAACTTCCTTATCCCTCTACAGTAGAGTATTGGTATATGCAGGGCGCTGATAAAGTTATTGCTGTTGATCGTGATGCTAGCGATTTATCTAATGTGTCTTCTTATAAAAATATTGCTATGAATGTTGACACTCCTTGGATGTTGGAATGGCTTTATCTTAAATATCAGCCAACTTTTGTAAAAGTTGATATTGAGGGCGCTGAAATTCATTTAATGGGTGTAGACGAAGAAATTTTTATTATGCCTAATGTTTATGCAATTGAAACGCATAATCATTATTTATATGATACGCTTTATAATAGGCTGCATGATTGTAATTATAATATTCATACTACTATTTTGTTAAAGCATACTCCAGAGCAATGCAAGGTTATTCTTGCAGAGAGGGAGCGTTATGATTCCTAAGGAACTTACAGAGAAGTTTCATCCTACTCTTGTTAAGAAGAATCAGAGTGGGCAGGATTATGTAGCCATTGATGGTTATATTAACCGGCTGAATGATGTGCTTGGTCATGCTTGGGCATGGCAAATTAACAATTGGCAGATCAATGAGGCCACGCCTACTAAGACTGGTAAGATGCAGTATATGGCTGTAGTGCAGGGCACGCTTACTATTATCTTGTCTGACATTGGTGTTGTCAGTGTCGGAGAGGATGATGAGGATGCGTTCCTTACCACGCAGAAGGCTATGATTAGTCGTGATGGTATTGGCGCTAACATTAACTTTGATCCTGATACTGCTGTGAAGTCGGCTCAGGCTGAGGCGCTGAAGAAGGCGTGCCACCAGTATGGTATTGCTCTTTACTTGTGGGATTCTGCCGAACGTGACTTTGTTGAGTTGCAGCGTCAGGCTTCGCAGAATGATGTTGCGTTGAAGCAGTTGGTTGTTGCTTATACTCAGCGTGTGTTGGAACTTGATCCGGGCGTTATGCCTACTGCGGATCAGATGCTTGATGTGCTTGATATGAGCGAGTGGGACCCGGTGGTTGCTCGTACTAATCTTAAGGAAAAGGGAGTGTTGTGATGCGTACTTATGATCGTGATTATATTCTTGCTGAGTGTGCTGCCTTGTCGGCCGAGCGCAGGGCGATGCTTGATATTCTTGATTCTATTAGTATTAGGATTGAGTGCCTACAGGATTGGGCTACAGCGCAGACTCCTAGCGAAGAGTTTCATTATGATACGCTCTGTACGTGTGGTGGTTGTGAGGATCGCCGCTCGTCGTGGACGGGACAGTTTGACGCCGTTGATTATAGGATGGACTAATGCTAATTAAGTATGCAAAAACTGATGAGTCTGTTCACGATCCTCTTCGTGTATACAACAGTGATGCTTGTTGGGATTTGTCTGCTCATGGCGACCACATGGTTTCTACATGGAGTATCATCCCTACTGGGTTGCGGATTGATATTCCTCATGGTTATTGTGGTTTGATTATGAGTCGTAGTGGTCTGGCTGCTCGTGATGGTGTGTTTGTTCTTAACGCTCCCGGCGTTATTGATGCTGGGTATTCTGGTGAGATCAAGGTAGTGCTTGGTAATTTGAGTAATATTAATTGGGAGATTCAGGATGGTGAGCGTATCGCCCAATTGTTTATCGCTCCTGTTGAGCAGCATTATCTTGTTCGTGATGATACTGTAGAGATTCTCTCTGATCGGGGGAGTGGCGGCTTTGGGTCTACTGGCTATTGATACTGAAACTACTGGTGTTAATTGGCATGATGAGGCGTTTATGATTAGCGTGGCGACACATGATGAGAGCCATGTCTATGATAAGCGCATTTGTAAACATGGCGAATGGGATGCTGCGCTTTGTATAGTTCATGATATGTTAATTGCTACTGATAAGATCATCATGCACAATGCCAAGTTTGACATTCAGAAGTTGTGTCGGCTCGGTATGCCCATGAGTGTGTTCTACAATAAGTTTGAGGACACACAAGCAATTGCTCATCTGATTGATGAGCACCAGTCAACCGGACTTAAGCCGCTTGCTAAGAAGTATCTTAGCGAGTCCACTGATGAGGATGAGGTGCTGAAGGTTTGGCGGCGTAAGAATAAGATGAAGAAGGAGGACGGGTATTATCCTATTCCTCATGAGATCCTAGCACCCTACGCTATCAAGGATGCTGAGTTTACTCTGCGTTTGTATGATGAGTTGTTGCCTCGTTTGGCTAAGGAACTTCAGCCTTTGTATACTATTGAGAAGGAACTTACTATTGCGTTGCTTCGCGTTGAAGCACAGGGTATGAGCGTTGATCGTGAGTATGTCACACAGAAGCGTAAGGAGTATGGTGATCGGATTTACAAACTTAAGCGTCGTATTGGGGAACTTGCTGGCGAGGAGTTCAACCCGCAGTCGCCCCAACAGGTTCTACACGCACTCGCAGAACGAGGATTGGATGTTGGAAAAACAGACAAGGCCACGCTCTCCTCGGTGGATGACGAACTGGCACGACTAATTGTAGCGTTGCGAGAAGCAAATAAAATCAAGGCCACGTACTTTGATGCGCTGAGTGAGGAATCTAAGGATGGTATTCTTCATCCTAACTTCCGTCAGCATGGTACGAGGACGGGCCGTATGAGCAGTGGGAGTGCAGAGGCATGATTAGTGTTATCACACCAACATATCAAACACCTAAAGATGTTCTTGCTCGCACTTGGCAAAGCCTAAAGAACCAGACGTATACTGATTGGGAGTGGGTGGTATGGGATGATTCGTATACTAGTGATACGTGGTCCCAAGTCTACGGGTTTTGTAGTGATGAGCGCTACAAGATCAGTATGTTTCGTAGTCATGTCCGCTCTGGCATTATCGGTCAGGTCAAGCGTTGGGGATTTATGCTAGCATCTGGTGATATTCTGGTAGAACTTGACCATGATGACGAGTTGACACCAAACGCTCTGCAAGAAATTAGTAGTGCGTTTGATGATCCTGATGTTGGATTTGTATATTCTGATTGTAGTGAGATTCATCCTAATGGGGAGTCGCATCGTTATCCTGAGGGCTGGGCGTTTGGTTATGGCAAAGAGTATTATGATGAGGAGCATGGTTTGTGGGTGATGCAAGCCCCAGAGATCAACGCTACAACTCTGAGTCATATCGTGAGTGTGCCTAATCATGTGCGTGCTTGGCGTGCTAGTGTGTACCGTGAACTAAATGGTCATGACGCTAGCCTACGTGTCGCGGATGATTACGAGTTGATCGTCAGGACCGCTCTGCATACCAAGATGAAGCATATTAATCGGCTCCTATATAAGCAGCATATTAATCCTAACTCTGCACAACGTGTTCATAATGCTGAGATTCAAAGGTATGTAGCGGTGATTAGTGATATGTATGCTGATAGAATTAAGGAGAAGTATTCGTGAATGTGCAGAATATTCCACGAAGTCAGAAGGATGTGAAGCGTGCATTTGTGCCGAAACTGGATGCGTTCCTATTCTTTGATTATAAGGCTATTGAGGTCAGGCTGCTCGCATACTACCTCGCTAGGGGAATCGGTGACAAGTCTTTGGCTAGTGAGATCAACACTGGCGCTGATCCTCACCGTATCACCGCGCAGGGCTTGTACCAGCGAGAGGATATCAGCGACGAGGAGCGTCAAGTAGGTAAGACCCTAAACTTTAGCATCATCTATGGTGGTGGCACACCCACTATCATGCGACAGTTGGGAGTTAACTTCAAAGAGGCAAAGCGTCTCCTCAATGCTTATCATGAGACTAGGCCCGGAATTAAACTCCTTAACCAGAGTATTGCAGAAACCTTGGATATGCGTGGTTATATCCAGAGTTTGTATGGCCGTAGGCTTCATGTGCTTGAGGCACACAAGGCGCTGAACGCGCTAATTCAGGGATCAGCCGCCGACCTCATGCGTGATGCGGTAGTACGAGTAAACCAGCACCTATACTCTAATTATGCTACACATATAGTAAATATCGTACATGATGAGATTATTCTAGATGCTGACAAGAACGAGATCAAACAACTAGTTTCCGTTATCCCTAGTCTTATGGGGAATAAAGAGGTAGAACAATTCGTTAGTGTAGATACTGACTGTGAGATTAGTTATACTAACTGGGCAGACAAGGAGCCTTATGATGGATAATTATAAGAAGTGTACGCATTGTCATGAGATTAAGCATACTGATAATTACTATAAGGATAAGCGTGGTAAGTATGGTGTAGAGAGTTTGTGTCGTGATTGTCGCCGCGCTAAGACGGATGTGCAGGCTACGATCAATCGTGGTATTGTCGCGGCTGCTAAGTATAAGCCGTGTCATTGTTGCGGTAAGGTTCTTCACCCGTCGCTTATTGACCTGCATCACCTTGATCCTAAGAGTAAGGAGATCACTGTTTCTAAGGGTATTTATCATAGGTCTGCTGCATCGTTGATGCGAGAGATTGAGAAGTGTGTGCCTGTGTGCAGGCCTTGTCATAGGGAGATTCATCATGGCAATTGAAGATCCGGTCAATAGTCCAGCCCATTACACTCAAGGCGAGATGGAGGTAATTACCGCTATTGAGGGTTTGGGACTTGACTATCACCAAGGGAATGTGCTAAAATATGTAGCACGATACCGCTACAAGAACGGCATTGAGGATCTCCGCAAGGCCAAGTGGTATATTGATCGGCTGTTGTATATTGAAGAGCAGCGTGCAATTAATCAGCAAAGGAGTTGGGTATGAGAACGTTGAGGTTGACTAGTCCTTATATGAAGGGCAAGGATGTGAAGGTGGCGCAGCGTGCGCTGAAGAACTTTAAGGCTTGGGTTGGTCCTATTGATGGCGTGTTTGGTGAGCAGACCGCTGCTGCTACGAAGCAGGCTAAGTGGATGCTTGGTTATGCTGAGAAGGATTGCACTCAGGTGTATGGTGCTATGCTTCACGAGTATCTTACTGGTAAGCGTAAGCCTACGATCTTGATGCAGCGCCGCGCTAAGAAGCGTAATGTTTCGCATAAGCCTATGCGTGAGCGTGCTCTTGCTGAGGCTATGAAGTGGATCGGTACTAAGGAGAATCCTCCGCATTCCAATAAGGTTATCTTCTCTGATTGGTATGGTTTGCGTGGTCCGTGGTGCGCTATGTTTGTATCGTGGTGTTTCTCAAAGGCTGGTAGCGTGGCTATTGATCCTAAGAATGCTCGTTGGGCTTACTGCCCGTTCATGGTTAATGATGCTCGTGCCCAGCGTAACGGCCTTATCACTGTTCCTATTGATAAGGTACAGCCGGGAGACGTTGCTATGTTTGATTGGCAGGGCGATGGCATCAGCGATCATGTTGGTATCGTGGCAACCAAGCCTGACTCTAAGGGCAACTTTGATTGCGTAGAGGGTAACACTAGTGTCAGCAATAACAGTGATGGCGGCGAGGTCATGCGCCGTTCTCGTAACAAGAAGCAAGTGCAAGTATTTGTCCGCGTCGTCCGGTAGGAGGAGCATTGATTCTAGAGTCGCATAAGAATTGGTTTCAGAATGAGCGTGGTATCACAGGTGAGACTCTTGAGGCTTTTGGTGTAGAGTCTACGAGCGAAGAGTGGTTGCGGTTGCCTTACGATACTGGTGATCGTACTCGCAAAATGATTGGTCAGCGCGAGTTTCGTTTCACTAAGGGCGCTAAGGTCAGCCTCTTCCACCCTAAGCGCATCGTAGACGAGTCGTATGCTGTGCTGTGTGAGGGAGAGACGGATACCATGCGGTTGTGGCAGGAGGGCGTCAAGAGCGTGTATGGCCTCCCCGGCTTCAACGCATTCTCCGATGATGTTCTTGCGCCATTGCATAAGTATGAGCGTGTCTTTATCGTACTGGATAATGATTCCGATTATAATGTGCGTACTACGGTTGATGGCGCGTGGGGTAGGTTGCGTGGTATCCTCGGCAGTCGTGCCCGACGTATCACACTCCCATCTGATGTGAAGGATATCTGCGAGTTCTTTGATTCGTATAGTCTAGATACGTTTCGTGATATCACGAGCCAAAGCCTCGCTGGTAATTTTCATTATAAGGCACTTGATCTTACGATGCCTCCGCCAGAGTACGAGTGGCTGGTGAAGGGCCTGATCTGCAAGGGAGACACTAGCCTGATCGTTGGCGAGCCTAACGTTGGTAAGTCGTGGATCAGCCTTAGCCTAGCCGTCGCTATGGCTGATGGGCGCAGCAGTTGGGTAGGACACGAAGTAACTAATCATGGTCGTGTGCTCTATATTGATGAGGAGAATCCGCATGATGTTGTTTATCATCGCCTCAAGCAACTCGGAGCAAACAATCTAGATAACCTTCGCTACCTGCATCGGCAAGGCGTCCGCCTAGACCGCAACTTCGACAAGTTGCTAGACGAGGCCATCACATACGAGCCTAGCATGATCGTGCTAGACTCCCTCACCCGCTTCCACACCAAGGATGAGAATAATGCTGGTGAGATGGCGGGCCTCTTCAATGATAGTATTAATGTTCTCTGTCGTGAGACTGGAGCAGCCGTGATCCTGCTGCACCACACCAACAAGTCGGACTCCACATCATCGTATGTGCGAACTCGTGGATCCTCTGACATTGGTGCTGCTGTGGATTGTGGCATTGAGGCTCGCAAGACTGGGCCTAACAAGTTCAATCTTGTTCATTTTAAGAGTCGCAGAACCCAAGCCGGTGGCTTGACAAAGGTGGAGATCTGTGATACAATAGATGGGCAAGTTGATCTTCTCGTAACCGACGAAGCCTTCTGAGGAGGTGAATATGACTACTGAGGATAATGTTGTAGAGTTTACTGGTGAGTGGGTTGGTAATCCTGACTCTCCTGAGATGACTGATGCTGAGTATGATTCTGCTATGGCAGAGTTGCTTGCTGAGGTTGATGAGGAGAACCTTGGGCGCATCATCGCTGGTGTGCTTGAGTTCCTTACTGTGCGTGCTATCATTGATGGTCCGTTTTATCTTATGACTGATGATGAGCAGGCCATTACGGTGCTTGCTGCACACGAGGATGCTGCTGCTCTTCGTGATGCTCTGCCTGAGAACTTCAGGTCTTGGGATGAGTATAACGATCAGGGTTTCATTACTGACCGCGATCCGGGAGATGAGCAGGATGAGCCTGCCGCCGAATCGGAGTAAGCAGTGGAAGGATTGGGAGCGTGAGGTTGCTCGTGATCTTGGCGGGACTCGTACTGGTCCTCGTGGTTTTGATGTACCAGACGTAGTTGATCTACCCGGCGATTTTGCGCCGGAATGTAAGTACCAGAAAAGGCTCTCTCTTAAGGACGCAGACCTAAAGCAGGCACAACACAATGCTAGAGGCCGTGAGTGGGCTGTGTTCTTGAGAGAAGCCAAAACTGGTAGACGATTCGTAGTTGTACCATATAAGACATTCCTCAAAATGTGGGATGCGTATACACAAGGAGATACAAATGAGTGAGTATGTGACCGTTGCTGGTATTGTGCAGTTTGATCCTCGTACCCGTCAGGCTGGCGGCAAGGAGGTTCGGGACGTTGTGATCCGCGCTATTGGTTCTAACAAGAACTTCAGCGTCACGATCTGGCCTGAGAAGTCGGGCATCCCCGTGAACAAGGGCGACTTCCTTGTTTGTGATGGTAAGTATTCTCAGAGCGTTGGGCAGAACAAGGACGGTGAGCAGGTCACGTACCATAACTTGTCGGCCACGACGATTGTTCGTGTCGCTGGTGACACCACCACGACTGCTGCCCCGGCCAAGCAGGCCGCCGCTACTGAGGCTGTTGGCGACGACTTCCCGTTCTAATGTGGACCCCCGAAGAGTTTATCGGGGAATACAAGGGAGCCATTACTGCTGCCGCGTATAGATTCCGTAAAGCAGCAGAATATGATGATCTGTATCAGGAGGGCATGATCGCCCTATGGTTGTGCTCTCCTGATACAATCCACCAAGTCTATTATCTTAGACTAAGAGAAACGAACGAGGACGTAAAATTAGTAAGTAGAATTATTTACAATCGTATGAAGGATTGGGTACGCTACACAAAACGATTGCGGCACAATCATTCTGTGGACTATGAGGAGATTCTAAATGGAATACGAGAAGGAGACAGTGGAGAATCTGCTGAGGAACTACTATAGTCTGCAACAGCACCCTGATTCTACGTTCTCACACTATTATCTAGACATTGCGTATGGGTTAAAAGAGTTGAAGAAGCAAAGTGAAGTCTTGTATTTTACTGTTGTTAATGTGTTTGTGAATGGTATGCCTATTCAAGACCAAGCACTAAATGATGGTGTTACGACTCGTATGGTGAATTATCGCTTGAATGACGGGTTGGAAGCCTTGACTAATATTATGAATGGAGATATGGTTGATGAGGGTTGATACCACTGATAAGAGTAGGTTTGAGTTCGGGCTTGATAAGCCACTAGAGTTGAAGGGTGATTGGGCTGTTACTGCTGACTGGCACGTACCCCTGTATGATGCTAAGTTGGTTAATGCGTTTCTTGATGATGCTGCGGATTATAAGAATCTTCTCATCGCTGGAGACTTCCTTAATGGTGACTCGCTCAGTCAGTATTATCCTAAGCAGAAGAGTGCGGGTATTGAGAAGGAGATCTCTGAGGCCAAAAGCCTGATGGAGGTTCTGTGTGCTAACTTTAAGCATATTGTTTTCCTGCGTGGTAATCATGATTATCGGTACACTAAGGCGGCTGAGTATCGTGAGTCTTTTGTTGATTCTATGACGGAGGTGTTTCGTGAAGTTCCTCGTCACGGCTGCAAGTTGGTGTTTAGCAATCTGGATCATTGTTATCTTACAAGTAATAAGGAGCGGTTCTTTATTGCTCACCCGGATTCTTACTCTAAGAACCCTTTGAATAATCCTCTTGCTATTGCTGAGGTGAAGAAGTGTCATGTGCTGACCGCTCATACGCATCATTGTGCTATGGGGTGGGATGCTAGTGGTTCGTTTATTGTTGGTGAGTTGGGTGGTTTCTTTAGTATTCCTCAGACGGAGTATTTGCAGGGCACGACGACGTATCCTAATTGGTGTAATGGTTACTGGTTTATCACTGGTGGTAAGCCGGATATGGTGTCGTATGGTGCTCGTGGTTTGCGTCAGAATGCTAGGATGAAGTAGTTTAATGGGGCCGTGGTGGAACAGGCAGACACGACGGACTTAAAATTCGTTGCCTTCGGGCGTGAGGGTTCGATTCCCTCCGGCCCTACCTATTGAAAGGAGAGAGTATGAGTCTACCAACTGATTATCAGACGTTCATCGCAACGTCACGGTATGCTCGCTGGCTTGATGATGAGAAGCGGCGAGAGTATTGGCCTGAGACGGTCAGCCGATACATTGAGTTCATGGATCAGACGCTTCGCGCTAAGCACAAGTATAAGATGGACGCTACGCTAAAGGCAGAACTGCTGGATGCTATTATTAATCTTGAGGTCATGCCTTCAATGCGTGCCCTTATGACTGCTGGGCCTGCCCTAGAGCGAGAGAACGTGGCCGGATACAATTGTTCGTATACCCCGATCAATCATCCCCGCTGCTTCGATGAGATCCTCTACATCCTCATGAATGGTGTGGGCGTGGGCTTCTCTGTGGAGCGTGACGAGATCAACCAGTTGCCGATTGTTAATGAGCATTTTGAGCAGTCTGATACGATTATCAAGGTGGCTGATTCTAAGGCTGGTTGGGCTAAGGCTCTGCGCGAGTTGGTCGCTATGTTGTATAGTGGGCAGATCCCACAATGGGATATGAGTCAGGTCCGTCCCGCTGGCTCTCGCCTTAAGACATTCGGTGGTCGCGCTAGTGGCCCAGA